CCTACAATGGGATGCGGGCGCGGAGGGTGCGCTGCGTTATGCCGATGCTATCGCCAGTCAAGTGGGCGGTGTGCAGCAACTGGCGGCGTTGCAAGAGTCGTATTACCAGCAGTATTTCTCGGATGCTGAACGCACGGCTAACCTGCAAGCCGACCTTGCTAGCACGCTTGGGCAATTAGGCATGACGCTACCGGAAACCCGCGAAGGATTCCGCGCATTAGTCGAAGCGCAAGACCTTAGCACCGAAGCGGGGCAGCGTAATTACGCGGCGTTGCTGCAAGTATCCGGTGCATTTAGCGAGCTAGTCCCCGTCACGCAAGAAGCGGCGCAGTCTGTCACTGATTTTAGTGAGGCTATCCGCACGCGCGAATCGTTAGAGCGCGAATTGTTGCAAGCGCAGGGCGATACCGATGCGTTACGTCAGAGAGAGCTAGACAGCTTGCGCAAGCTAGCAGGGGCAGAAGAGCAAGGGCTGGTGGCGCTACAGCGGCGGGTATGGGCGCTGGAGGATGAGAAGGCGTCACTCGCGGCTCTGGCGAGCGGTGCGAACTCTGCAATGCGCACTCTCCAAAGCGCTGTACAGCGCGAGCAAAACCGACTGCGCACATCTCATCAAGCTCAAATGGACGACTACCAGCGGCAAATCAGCATCGCGTCTGAGAGCATTAGCCAGCTTGAGCAGTTTACGACACGCCTTCGCAGCGCCATTGAGGGCGTTCGCGCTGAGTCGTTCGCGCTAGACCGCAGCCGTTTACAGTCAGCGCGTGGCGCTATCGCTAACGCCGCTGCTAGTGGCATGACAACGCTAACGCCTGCGCTAGAATCAGCACTTGGCACTGTGGGGCAGGATAGCCAGCAGTTTTATGGCGACTTTGAGAGCTATGTGCGCGATCAAGTAACGACGTCTCGCAATATTGGCGAACTGTACGAAAACGCTGAAAACCAGTTGACGATAGAGCAGCGGATGTTGTACGCGCTGGAAGACCAAATGCAGCGCGAAGAGGACAGATTCCAGTTGCGCATGGCGGGGCTAGACGCGCAGCTTGAAGCGTATCAGCGGCAAATTGATGCCACTATGGGCGTTGATGAGAGCGTTAAATCAATTACGAGCGCAATCGTTTCGCTTGAAAGTGCCATATTTGCGCTGGCGCAAGCCGCTGGCGAGAGCGCGGCAGACGCTGCAACTCCCGGCGGCGGTGGCGGCGGTCTGTCTTACATCGAGGCCAAAACGCAGCAGCTAAACCGAATTGAGCAGGGCGGTCGCAGCAACTGGACGATAGACCAAACTGCGCAAGCTATCGCTGACGCTGGGCTGACGCTAGAGGAGCATTACGAACGCTACGGCCAGTTTGAAAACATCCCAGGATTCGCCAATGGCGGCGCACACGCTGGCGGCTGGCGCATGGTCGGTGAGCGTGGCCCGGAGCTTGAATACACCGGCCC